CTGGCCAAGGGACTGTACGACATCCTCTCCGCTTCGATCCCGGCTGAGAAGGCGATGACCGTCCTCGAGGTTGCTACGATGGCGGCGAAAGCCGGGATGACGGAGACGGCGGTAGCAGCGGACGCGATCACCACGATGATAAACTCCTACGGGATGGCAGCAGAAGACGCTGGGTACGCCTCCGATATCCTATTCACCACCGTAGTGCGAGGAAAGACGACGTTCGCGGAGCTGGCACCGACGATAGGTAAGGTCGCTACCCTGGGAGCGGAAGCCGGGGTGTCCATGAAGGAACTCGGCGCGATGATCTCGATCATGACCCGCCGCGGGATCGAGTCCCAGAAAGCGACCACGTTCCTGCGGTCCGCCATAACTGAACTGTTGAAACCTTCCGACGAGGCAGTACAAACAGCCAAGAGACTCGGGATAGAGTTCGGGGCCCAGGCGCTTGCGGCGAAGGGATTGACGGGCGTATTGGATGACCTTCGCGGGATGCCTCCGGATCTCCTGGTAAAACTTTTCCCCAACGTGCGATCCCTTCAGGCGATCATCACCTCTACCGGGGAGATGAACGAGGAGATCGACACATTCAACCAGATCCTCGCCGAGGGGTCCCCCACGATGGTCGCGTTTCAGAAGAACACGGACACGGTGACGTACAGGTTCGAGCAGTTCAAGAAGACGGTCAAGGCAACCTCGATAGAGATCGGTCAACGGTTCCTGAACGGGTTCGATGAGACGATGTCGAAGATCACGACCTGGCTGCAAGGTGAGGGCGGTGAGCGGATACTGAACTTTTTCGGCAACATCGCCAAGGCTGCGGCGGACCTGATCCCGAAACTGTTTGACTTCGCAGCCAAGGCGCGGGCGTTCATCCAGTGGTTCGCGGACGCGACGGCACCGGCCTCGAACGCATACAGCGAGTTCTTCACCCTGTTATGGGAGGGACTGAAGAACGCCGTGGACCTGATATTCGGTTTTGCCGGAGACTCAGAGAAAGCGTTCAACATGGTGCAGAACGTCATCAAGATGATGGCCGCCAACTTCCTCGTCTGGAGCCGCGTCGGGACGTTTGCCATCACGTCGATCATCGACTCGGTGAAGAACCTCATCGAGATATGGAAGAGTGCCGGGGAAACCGTGGTGCTCATATTTCAGGGCAAGTTCAAGGAGGCGCGGGAAGCGGCGAAGGGTATCGGTCAGAACATTCGGGACATCGGCACGGACATCGCCGACAACTGGAAAGATACTCTAGGGAAGGTACCAGAGGAATTAGATAAGCTCTTTAGCAGTTCGAACATGAGCTACGAAGAGCTGAAGAACACGCTGTCATCGCTCGGTCCAACGGCTCAGAAGACGAGCAAGCAGGTAGTAGAGTCGTTCGAGTACGGGAGCGAGGGATCGAAAGATCATACCGACGACGTGAAGACCGATAGCGCGGAACGGGTCAAGGCAAGAACGGAAGAAGCGGATCAGGCGATAGAAGATGAGTTGATGAGGCTCCAGATCGAGGAGGAGACTCGACAGAGACTTCGAGAGGTGGAAGACGAGACGATAACAGAGATCGACGCGATAAGGGAGGCGGAACAGGAAAAAGAATATCAAAGGTTGATAGACCTCGAAGCCGCTCAGAATATAAAGAGGAATCAGTTCCTTGATGCTGAGAGAACGTCGATAGCGAATCTGGATACAGCTAGAGACGCTGCCGCCGAGAAAGACAAACGACGTGAAGAAGAGAAGATAGATTACATAAAAGAGCTATCGAAGAACCTCTACAAGGGACTCACCGATCTCATAAGCGAACACTACCAGAATCAAATAGATTGGATCGACTACAACCTCGCGGTGCGAAAGAATGCGCTAAGGGAGCAGTACGGTGACTCAGAGGAGTACGAGGCTGCGGTCATAGCGCTTGAGAAACAGGCTGCCAAGGACAAGTACGAGATAGAACTGAAACAGTTCAAGACGCGGAAGGCCGAGTCTTACATCAACACGATCATCAGTACCGCTGGTGCCATCATGAAGGCGTTTGAGCAGCTCGGACCTATAGGCGGGGCGATAGCGACTGGGTTTCTCGTTGCCTTGGGAGCGGCCAAGCTCGCCATAATAAGTAGACAGGCTCCACCTCCTCCACCTACCTTTTATCGCGGCGGTGAAGTAGAGGCTGGAGTATTGCGAGGGCGCCCCGGTGTTGATCAGAACATGATCGCGGCCACCACCGGTGAGTATCTCATGCCGCCAGGACAGACGGCAGCGAATATCAACGAACTGGAGGCCATGAGACGCGGGGAGTATAGGCCATCTGTATCGGTACAACCTGGGACGGTGATCGTGTCACTGGACGGACGAGAGATAGCCAGGGCGACCGTACCGTACCTGGAAAATGAGTACGACTCGGGCCGGGCGCGGGTGAACCCGAGAGCGGTGAGGGCGAAGTAATGGCGCAGATACGGTTCAAGTACGCCAACCAGATCGACGAGAGCACCGTGTACGGGTACACGAGCCAACTCTCCACTCTCCCTGTGGCGAACATCCAGAACGAGCTGCTGGCGAAGGTCTGGAAACCTCAGAGCAAGATGGTTGTCTACTCCGGGAACCTCAACATCCCGTTCAAGAACACAAGTACCACGACCGTGCTGAACTACGCGATTCCGAGCGGTACGTACACCGGCAGCGGGCTTGCCTCGGTGATAGAGAGCGGCCTGAACTCCGTCGGGAACTATTCAGATCATCATGCGAACTACAACTCCACGACCCGAAAGTTCGCCATCTATCGGTCTGGGAGTACGGGGTTATTCTCGCTGATGTTCGCCAACGGCACATACAGCGCCACAACCATCGCGCTCATGGTCGGGCTGTCGCGGGCCACTGACTATACAGGTGCGTTCGCCTACAGCGGTACGGCAACGTTCGGGAATGAGCACGACATCATCTTCGAGTTCACCGGCACGGCGAGCGTGACGAGTATCATCGTGGACGGCCATAACTTCGACGCCTCCTCGACCGTTCGAGTACGTCTCGCTACGACCGCTTCTGTATTTCGAGGTGGGTGGAACGAGACGGCAAGCATTCTCCATACCGAGGCGCTCACGTATAACAGCGGTCCGATGAGTGTGGACTTCTCGGCCACGAGCCCAAAGGCGGTGCAGCTCTATACGGTGAACCGGAACACGAGCGCCACGACCATCGGGAGGTTTTTCGTCGGTGTGTATTCGGTGTTCCAGCATCACGGAAGCAGCCCGAACGACCTGCACTTCAGGAGGCGTACCCGCGTCGAGCAGACGAAGGAGTTCATCGCACAGGGTGGCGTGACGCTGTTTGACGTACAGCCAAGTTACTTTGAGTACACGATCCCAGTAGATCCGCTTGATCCGTACTACAACAGCGCGACGCAGGGCGTGATCGAGGACCTTATCTTGCGGATGGGAAACCATAACAGTTTCTACGTGACGTTCCGCCCTGACATGCAGAACGCCATGACGAAGTACGGGTACATCGCTTCTGGATATGCCTTCGAGCGTCTGGAGAACACGCCGGTGATGGAACTGAGCGACCTCGTGTTCAAGGAGCAGAAGTGACCGTCACGACGTTCGACGAGCTGCTGAAGAAACCAGGTTCCGAGAAGGTGTTCCTCGTGGAGATCGAACCGTCGAAGGAGATCAACGCCTGGACTCAGTACTCGGGTACGATCTACAAACATGAGATCGGGTACGTGGACATCCAGAGCGTCGACGAGAACGGCGCGGCGATGGGTTACACCGCGACGGTATCCGCGCTGTCAAGCGGGACTTGGACGTTCAGCGAGGGCTGGTTATACCTGATTGCCAACGCTTCGAAACCGCATTCCAAGACCATCGTGGCGAACCTGAAGGTCTACTACGGAACGGACGGTAAGTTGTTCAACGATCATTTCTACGAACCGTTCGTGGCCTCCGTGCCGAACGTGATCCAGTCGAAGGCCGACCTATGGTGGGGAGTGAGCATCACGGGGGACGGAACCTGCTCGCTTTTCAATCACAAGGCGAATTTCGACGAGATATATGAGTCGTGGGCCTGGAACAACAAACCGATCAGCGTGTTTGCCGGTGGTGAGCAGCTCCCGTATTCAGAGTACGTGTCGATATTCAAGGGCATAATTAACGACGTACATCTCTCAACGAACCTGTTTGATATATCGTTTACCGATGCGAAGAACGAGTGGGACCAGGACCTTGTGCAGAGTACCTTCGACACGGTGACGTACCCAGGACTGGACTCCGGGGACGTCGGGAAGATGATTCCGCTGGTATGGGGGACGGTCTACAACATGCCGGTAACCTGCGTCACGAAGGCATACGGAACGGCCACTTCTGAACATACGTTCAAGATCGCGGACACGAGCCTTCATTCCATCGACGCGATCAACCAGGTGTACGTGAAGGGAAACGCCGTTACGCACCACAGCGGAGATACCAGTGCTGCCGAGTTCAAACTCTATACGTCGACGTTCACCCCCGGTGACGAGATAACAGTTGACATAGACGGGTATGCCAGCGGGTCGTTGTTGGAAAACGGAGTGGATATTGCCCGCGAGATCGGGGAACTTTTAGGAGTTTCATACGATTCCTCGACCTGGGATACCGTTGAAACGGAAGCCACGAAAACGGAAGTGGGAGGCTCCCCGATAGGACTGGTAGTAAACTCCACCAAAGGGAAAGCCATCGACCACGTAGCGGAGATCATGAAGAGTATGATGTGCTACTTCTTCGTAAATAACGATGGCCAGTACGTCATCAAGGCCTGGACACCGATGATCCCAGCTGACCCTGACCGAGTAAACGAGTTCGACGTGGCGAATTTCAAGTCGGGAAAAGCTCGGGAAAGTATCTGCAAGGTAGTTCGCGCCGGCTACAGGAAGAACTGGAAAGACGACACGTACAGCTACATCCAAGACACCGCAGTATCGGTCGAACGCGTGTTCGGCATAACTAATACCAAGACCGTTACTACGTTGCTCTCCAGTTCGACCGGGGCAACATTATACGCGAGTAGGATGCAGCTCCTATTATCTGAACCGGCCATCACGAACTCATTCGACAGCAAGTTTGTGCTCTTACAGAAGAACATCGGGGATAGGTTTCTGTTGAGTTTTCGTCGCAAGAAAGAAGACCGATACCCTGACTGGTTGAACGAGAAGCTGGTAGAGATCAAGGTCGTTAACAAGAATTTCAAGACAGGGCTCGTAACCGTCACGACGGAGGACCTTCGGGAGATAGGTATCAGCGTTGGCAGGTGGACGGTGGACGAGCCGCAGTTCCCGGATAACTATGGCGGGGGTGCGGCCTATCCATGGGACAAGGACTGGTCGCCGGGGAAGAAAGCCTATGCCAAGGCATATTTCGGGTATTGGTGTGACGATGATGGGTTTGTAGATCCTGAAGACGGCGATTCATATATGTGCAGCCGTTGGTGGTAGAGGCTTGGTATAATGTATAGATATCGATTTATTGAAAGGACAAACCATGGCGTTTGATAGTGGAACTGTAACTCTCGGCAACCCGACGAAGAAATCAGACTTCGACCAACTCCTGAGCAACTTGTTCTCGATCCTGAACGACCCGCATACGTTCAAAGGCACTAAAACGTTTAATAGCGGAACGGTGTTTACCTTCGCCCCAACGTTACCGGCAGGAGCGATCAGGGCGGCGGAGATAGATTTAGGCATAGACGCCGGAGACGTGGACGGAGACGTGATACCGCTCGGTACAGCGGTCACGAACTCCCCGACGGGTGGGACATCAAGCACCTTACCCAATACGAGTTTTGTCCGAGCTGCTCTTGCAGAGATATTTAACAGATTAAGAGACTTGTCTGGTGTTCAAAATGATGCTGTTGATGAACGACACATAAATTGGGGAGTTGGGGCTGGGGAAGTAAAGGCCGCATCTTTACCCTCCGTTGTTCATGCTGTCAGTAGTGCTAATTATACAGTTCTTGATACTGATGGTTATTCCGTCATTAATGTGACTACAGGTGCAGCAGATAGAACGATAACTTTACCT